TTTTATTTCTCCAATGAATCTGATAGGTGCAGTATACCAGTCAGATACAACACTCTTTGGGTTTGATGTGTCTATTGTTTCTACGTATATTTCAGTTACAATCATGAACTTCAGGATTCTACAAAAAATATGCAGTATTGAAGATTGTATCTTACATATTCCGACTGGTTCTCAATATTGCCCTTTAACTAATTGGGTCCTGATTGCAACAATCGATGATTTGCCCGTAGATATTGAAATAACGGGGAATATAAGTGCAAATAATAATTATGGTTTCCGTATAGATTTAACAAATCAAAATAATGAGGATTATTTTGGTGTTGGAGTAAGTGGAGGGGGATATATAAGTGCATATTCTCAATACAACAGTTATGCTACTTCCACTCGTTACTCTGCAAACTCTCAAATACCATTCAAATTAGTGAGAGAAGGCACTTCAACATCAATGTATGCGAAAAATACTCTAATCAGAACAGAAACAAATGATATTCGAGAAAACAATCAATTAAGTGTTATTGCGTGGTCTTCTGCAAAGACAGTGTCGTACTCTGATATTAAAATCAAACCATTATAACAATTCCAATGTCAAGTTTCTGAAAGTAGATGTAGTGTTAAATGTCCACATTCCGAGATATACTGTGTTTGATTGATTATTTAGTGATGAAACTGTTTTACTCCAACTGCCTAATTGATTGCCTTGTAAATCAAGGAGTTTAGTGGTTAATGTTGCTCCATTACTGATTAATTGGACTTCATACTCTGTATCAGTAGATAATGTGGAAATATTACCTACTGTTTCCCAATTCTCAGTATTCCAACCTCTACTGTACACTTCTCTTCCAATAGGGGCTTCTACTCTTGCAAATATGATAGGATTATTATATGCCACTAATCCTCCCATACCTTTGACTATTACACTAAACTTGTAATTGGAAGTTATTCCATTCAGTTTAGGTATTGGGAAGAATGCTTGATTTCTAAATCCAGTACCAACAATAGTGTATTTTTCTCCATCATTAGTTATGGAGATTGTACCTTTTGTTTTATTATTCATCACTTTTACATTAGCAATGTCGAAATCAGATGACTTGTCAGATGTTCCAATATTCGCATAGTATATATCACGAATACTGCATATTTCTGATACATTCATACATTCAACTTTTATATTTAAGTCGCCCGTACCTTTACTATCATAAACTACACTACACTCACCATTAACATCAGTCACACCAGTTTCATAAAAATACTCTTCAACAGTAACATTAGTCTCAGTAGGAATCTCCCAAAGGGTTACATCTATCTCAGAAATATCGATTGCTTCCACCCACCTATTTGAGGATTCAATGAATAATCTCCCGTCTTTAATCATAATCTTAGAAGTATACCACTGTTTTGATATAAACCCCCCAATATCCACTGATACATTATTATAATAATAAGTTGAATTCATCAAAGACAATGAATAATCAGACCTGTCTCCAATATGTAATATCTTTCCGCGCGGTAGATTAGTAGAATCAACAATAAAACATCCTCCAAAATCGTGTGTACCAGAGGCGTCCACCATAGTACTTTTTACTTCACAACTGAAAACTACTGTTTCACCAGTCACAGGGTCATCATAATCTGTTAAAGTCGCTGTTAAAGTAGCACTATCGCCATCCGCGTAGGATAAAATATCCTTATCACTCACTACACTCAAATTATAATCATGTTTTTCAAAAAAGACTTTACCCCCAAGACTTGCTCTTCTGACAGGTTTACCATCTAACCATAAACCAGTTATCCCATTATTTGTTAAATTAGGCATTACAAAATCACCTCCGTTATGAGGATGTGTTCCTGTACACTAAATCATAACTACTACTACTTCCATCTTCAAAAACAACAGCCAAAGCAACAGTATCATAGTCACTGCTATTCATTTTACTGTTTAATGTGGATTGTAAATTAGTAACCTCTCCAATACTGTGATTATGAGCTGATGGAGGCATTGTGGATGGGAAATTACTTATTTCTTCTTTAGTATGAGTATGGCTAAAATCACTGATATCTGCTTTAGTATGAGGGTGACCGTTATTTGATTTCCCATTGAGAGTAGATTGCAAATTAGTAACCTCTGAAATACTATGATTATGACTGGACGGAGTAAACGTAGAGGGTTTACCAGTTAAACTGTCATAAGAATGAGTATGACCATTATCTGACTTACCATCCAACGAATCCTTAACCAATTTCTCAGACGGATACCTAGTATTATTCGGAGAACTATTCCAAGAAGAAACCTTATTAACTTTATCCTCCTTACCAGAAACATCCTGATGAGTAACCTGATTACTAGGTAAAACACCACTAATTTTTGCAACAGGAACACTTTTAATACTGAAAATATTATTAGAATTCATAGTTAATGTTGTTTCATCCGCACCATAAGTATCAACAAGATCCTTTGCATTCAAATACATATGAGCATCACTTGTGGAACTATCTTTTGTATTAAACACGAAATCAAAGTATTTATCCCCCGCTTTAATATCTGTACCACTAATATCTGCTGAAGCAGTGTTAATACTAGCTGATTGGAGAAGATAATCTTTCGGGATATTGATTTTAGTACCTACTACATTTCCCCCTTGTTTGATTACATATGTTGCGAAAAATCCTGCTTCAGGAATTGTTTGTTTTTGAACATCAATAGTGAAGTTCTCATCTACCTCATCGCTGGTGTAATAATGATAACTATCATCATCAACAACTAAATCCCCAGTTTCTTCATCAATGTATATTGTTAATAATTTACCAGCACTTGTTTGGATATTATTAAGCAAATCTACTATTGCTGCTTTGTCATAGAATTGTTCGCAGATTACTTTATTTTGCACAGGATTAGTACTGTTCGGTTTTAGTTCTGCATCCACTATTGTTCTATTAGCGCCAGTTTCAATCCCTGCTAGTTTAGTTTTTTCATTAGAGGTATAATCATTACTGGACAATCCCATACCATTGACTTTATCTACTTTAGTAGTTAAGGCTGTTTCAATATCTGAAACATCACCTGCAACCTCTTGAATTTGACCATTTAAACTAGATTCAAGAGAATCCACACGAGTATTATTAGCTTTACTATCAATTAATCCTTTTAAAACTTTACCTTGATTAGCAGACAAAGGCTTATCAGTATCAGTAGATATGAGATTATCTTTGATGTCTGTTTTATTTACCTTGCCTTGTATTATTTCTGAATCACGAATACTATCTTGTATTTCATTTGTGATTTCAGTTCTAGTTCTTGTTTCGGATTTTTTGTAGAATAATCCGGTTAGATTGAGTGACTCTTTGCTTGCCATACGATTTCATCTCCACATAAGCTTAGTTCTAATATTCCAGTTTTATAATCATAAGTTAGGTTTTGGATTGCGGTTGTTAGTTCTTCTCTGTCTTCAAAGTAGACAAATGGGTAGTTTAATAGTTTTTCATCTGTGGTTACAGGAGTATATTTTGAGTAGTATACATCATCATCAGGTATTAACTCCATATCATGAATGATACCGTTTAAATCTTTTAATGCTTGGAATTCTTCCGGTGTGTATCGTGTCCATGATAATAAACCTGTATTCGTATCAAATTTAATGTCTTTTATGAAGTAATCTGCTTCCAAGTCTTCTATTAATACTCCATTGTCCATGCTGTATGTTAGTGCATCTGTATTTTCAGTGATGTAATTGTCATTAGTAAACATCTGATTGTCAATTACGCCCTTAAAGACCGGTTCTTTGGATGTTGTTAATGTTAAATCTTGCAATATTAAATACTGGTCTTGTTCGATGTTGAAAAACACATTACTACTGTTATTGTTGATTTTTGCATTACCACAACCAATAATAATGCACCTTTCAGGAATAGCAATAGCACCATCAATACTAATACTACCTTGAACTGCAATCAAATCATAAATACCATTAACCGCAGTGACTGCACGTTCCAATGTTTGGAATGGATGTGCCCTTGTTCCATCGTTATCATCACTACCATTAGCATTCACATAAAAATCAGCATCATTACATCCACGTATATGAATAGTCTCTGTCCAAGTTCCAATAATCCAGTCACCTAATTTCCCTTCAAAATAGAATACATTATCTTCAGTGGTGCTTAATAATGATAAATCAACATTATACAATTTATCCTTGTAAGCTTCGATAATCAATTCACCATCCAAGTAAATATCAACAGTATAATCCCCAGTTAAAGCTTCCATTAATGAATTTAAGAATTCAAAAGTGAAAAATACTTTCTGTTTTCTTACAGGTTGCAAAGTATTAGCTGAAACATAGAAGTATTCTCCAAGGTCTATGCTTGTTTCACATAATCGGTCTTTATGCTCCCAAGGTTCAGGAATCCAATCATTAACAAATAACCTGTCACCATCTGCAGTTTCATCATAATAGTAACCATCTTCATGTTTGAATATGTCAAACATTCTTATAATGAATCGGTCTCTGTTGATTAAATTTGATGATATTCCGTATAATTTGAATATTTCTGCAACGGGCAGGGGTTCTTGATGTATTAATAGATTATACATTAGCATTCTTTGCATGTAGTGATAATCATCTTCTGTTGTCCTGTCATTGTATGGTGGTTCTGTTTTTGCAAAGTCAGTTGTAGGAATATATTTTTTTCTTGGAATGTTGTTTAATGCACCTAACTCGTCCAAGCTGATATCATGATCATAAATATTGTTTTGGATTGTGTCGTTTTCAGGGAATCCTTTTTCACATTCATATTCATCAAATGTCTTCACGGAAATACGATAAGATGTAATGGGTATGATGTTTTCTGAAGTGGAACTATAAGAATAATCAATACCTGTAATGTTATCCTCGATTAAATATTCATTACTGGATATGACCTCATCAATATCTGACGAGTTTATAATATTTTCACGAATCATATAAGAATAAGATTCATCCTCACATAATTCAAAAAAAGATTCATAAATTAAAACATCATCTTCATAAATCGCAACATACTCCAACAAAGGAATATTACAAATGAAATGCATCGTATAATCATAATCGCAATCTTGCTCTTTAAAAATCAAACAGCGCTTATCTAATCTAAAACTTTCATAAGTATCCCTTAAAGCAATGTACAAATCTTTAAATCTTTGTGAAGTAACTGATTGTGATTTAACAAAATTAGATTCAGGATTACGAGTTAAAAAATATGGAAACATATCCAGTAATCGTTTTAAAATCTTTTTAGACATATCACATCATCTCAATAACAATATCACTACTAACACCCTTCTCCTCATCCAAAATAGGAATATAATCTGAAGGAGTAGTGAAAGTAATGTTTTTCAGCTCAGGAATCTCATCATCCAAAAATACAGCTAATTTATGCGGAATAAAATCCTCACCTAAACTCAAACCAGGATACCACACCCTTCCATCATCAGTATCAATATAACCTCCATCAATGAAAATTTTGATAGATTGAACAATCTTTGATTGAATATCTGCTTTTTCCAAATCACTGTAAGGATTAATCAAATCAATATCAACATTAACTTTAGCATAAATATTAATATACTTCTCAACAGGCTTGAATAACGTAATTACAGTATCTTCTTGACAAACACTAGATTTTAACTCATTATAAATCTCATTTAACAATGTTGAATCACCCGGCTCAACAATAATCTTCACAGTACCAGACTTATCCCAGTTCGGGACAAGACGATAATCTTCAACACCATCTTTATTTGCAAAATAATATTCATAAGCCTCTTCAGAACCTTTCAACATGATTTTTATCCAATTCATCAAAAAATACCTGTATTCATCATCACTATAATCAGGATTACCCCCAGATGATCTATAATGATTAGTACAAGACAAATTATATCCTGTTAATGAGACTATATTTGTTAAAGTACCTTCAGAAATCTTCGTAGAAGGTCCAGATTTAATACTATTACATCTAACAGTAGCTTCAACATCAGATGCTGAAATGTAAATTTCATCCACAGTTTCATATTCCACCCCTCCAGATGTAGATACTATGACTCCTGGAGGAATAGTAATATCCTCTTCAACAGATTCCATTAAAGTAAATGTGACACGAACACTAGATTTTGTAGCCATAGGCCGACTTATACCCACATACTTTCCGATTTCATCTAAATCAGAACCTTCAGCATATTCAACTTTAGCAGATTCATAAACACTAGTTATATCTTGATACACTCTTGCAAACATTGTAGCGATAACGGCTTTATCCATCACGTAATAATTACTGATGTCCTGTTTGTTAGCAATGAAATCAGTGAAGTCTTCAGCATGAGATATTAAGCCATTTTCTACACTGTCTTCAAGCATGGATTCAAATATTTCATCATACTTTTTTTCAACATAATTCATATGAACAAACTCCCTGTGACCGTTTCACCATAAATATTAGTTACACTAAAATTGACACCATAACTGTGATTTCCATCAGTGACCTTAATATAATTTATTTCTTTAATTCTACGCATTTTTTCTAGAGTTTCACGTATATATAATTCGATTTCATATTCAACCATCGCTTCATGATTTGCTTTAATCAAATCATGAACTCTGCACCCAAAATATTCATAGAGTTCAATATCTGATAACTCTGTGAATCTTGTAAGAATTGCAATTACTATAGCATTTGATAATGAATTTTTACCAGTTAAATTAACATAATCCCCTTTTTCAAAGTTAATATCATAATATTCCCCTTTACCTACAGGTATTAATTCAGCATCTTCATGCAATGTTTTTTGATAGTTATAATCCTCACTAGTAATATCAACCGGCAGCGTCATTATCTATATCCTCCATCAATTCCTTTTTTAGATCTTCTAACATTTTGTCAACTTCAGTTTTAGTATACACCTCTTCTTTAGTATACACATTTGTTGAATCTGCATAATCCACTTCGGACATGTATTTATCCATTTCCCCAACATTAGTAGTTGAATTTTTTGGTAGTCTTAAATCCAAACCATCATAGCCAAATTTAATCCAAAATTGATTAGTCCCTCCTCTTGTGACAATTTTAAAATTGCCTGGAGACGCAGGGTTTAAACCTACAAGTTCTTCATTTTGGTAAAAACCTAAAATTAAATTCTCAGTACTATCTTCGTCATGAATTTTAGCAACAAGGACATGATACGCTCCACGAGGAACAATAAAAGGTTCTTTTAATTTTTTATCAAATCCTTTCCTATCCAAATTTGGAGTGTATAAGTCTAATAACTCCCCACCAAACCGATGTAAAATTTTGCATAAAACTTTTTTATGGACATTATCTAATTTTACTTCAGCTTTATCGAGGTAGGGATAGAATTTAGTTATAACTCCTGTGCGGATTTTTGAATTATTGACTTCTTTTGTGATTGTTCTTTCCACTTTAGGCAAAATTATAGGTTCGATGTTGTCTTTTAAAGATTTTTTAAGCCTACCATCAGTAACTGTCACATTGCTTGAATTCATGATGTTTCCTCCTCAGTATCCTCACTCTCAGTTGAATCTTCAGTTGAATTTTCATCATTACTATCATTATTTGTACTGCTAGGTTCTCCAAAGCCAGGAGGATAGTCAACCAAAGTTAGATTAGTGTTCCATAAGCCATCATCATCATGAGAAACTTTTGTAATATACATATAATCGTCAATGTTAAATGAAGGCAAGTAAACATAACACCATAGACCCTGTTTCCATTTAACCTCACCTTGAACTTTACATTCTAAAGAACGACCATTTTCTCTACGTATTTTACCCCATTCTCTTTCAAGGAATTCCTTAGCATCTTCAAGTTTAGTTATGGAATCTTCAACAGTGACACTAGATTCTATTTTACCAAATCTTTTAATTGATTCATCATCGCTAATCGTTAAAATTTTATCCTGAAACTCACAGGTTAGATAATTCACAGATGATGGGTTAATATCATTAATGCTGACACTATTTAATTCAATGTTTTCTCCTTCAATTAATCTTAAACTAGACTTTGAAGGTGATTGGATTTTACGAATATGTACTGTATCGTCTCGGACAAACAATTCTGCTTCAGCATCCCATCCGTACATAACATCTTTAATTGCATCTTTTATGGTTGAACCTGAGGAAGAGGAATCTGAACTGGACGCATCACCTCCTCCAGCTAAAATTTTCTTTGCTAATTCTTCAGGGCTTTGCCCATAAACATAATTCATTATGGATTTGTTCTTTTGAAAGAAATTATCCGCAGATTTTCCAAGATAAGGTGCAATACTTGATTGACTACTGAAATTATCATCATGAGCCCTGACAAGAGGTGTATTTTTTAATCCGTTTTCAGTAATCCATTTATCAGTTGTTGCTGTCCATGAAGCGAAAGCAAACCATACATACTTATAGTGATACCCACCACGCTCCAGTTGGTCACGAAAATCAACGTAAGTTCCTATATCTGAACCGCCAACAACATAGATTCCAACAGCTCCTTTACTACTGGATGATAATCCATTAGCTTGAACAACATTTGGTCCTACTCCAAGATGTTTACATGTGTGACCTTCTTTTTCAAGAACTTTAATCATTTTTGAAACAACATTATAATCTGTTGTTTTACCCACAATATCATCCGTACCAATATGATAAGTAGTCATAAATTACCTCCTCTTTAACAACTTGGATTATCTCCATTTTTACTATATGGCGGAATTGCACTGCTTCTGCCTCTGCCTTGCCACCACACCGTATTGAAAGCTGAACCACTCATACCTGCAGATTCTCTACCTGTTTGGTCAGATGCATATTTTTTACCCGCAATCTCAATCATTGTCCAGAAGTGGTATGGTCCATGGACAACATATGCTGTTAATCCTGCAGATTTCATCATAGCACATGTTAATCTTGCGGTATCTGCACAGTTCAAATGAGATTTGTTTTTTAAACATTCTTCCGGAGTGTGATATTTAGAACATTCATAACTAGCATAAATCACATTTTCCATTAACCATTGATGAATCTTTTTCGCTTTTGCTAAATCATCAGTTTCGTTTCCAATGATTTCTTTAACTAATTCATCAATTTCAACATTACCAATACCTGTTGCTTCACTGCTACTGGATGATGAAACATTTGTATAATCGATCACATCATCTTTCAAACCAGTTACATCGATTTTTGCTTTAAGGCCTGCTGATTCAATCATTTGTTTTAAAATTTCTGACCTTTTGGTTTGAGTGAAACTGAATTGTTTTTCTTGATCAAGTAATTTAGTCATTCCGGAAATTTTTAACTCCACGCCATCTTCACTGTAACTTTGTTCTGTGATAAATCCAAGTAACACATTTTTCAAATCATCCCATTTGAGATTTTTACCTGGTTCTTCCCATTCTTTTTTTAACAATACACGTATTCCTTTGTAAAAACGAGTGTTATCTACTTCAGTAAGGGAAATGTTACCATTGCTACTGATGTCTTCATAATCATATTCAAAACTAGTGTCAGTGATATTTGCAGTATAATAAATTTCTTTTATTGGCCCATTATGTAATACGAAACCTTCTTTATCAGTATTGCTTACTGTAGAATTACTATTGGAAGATGTTGTGGTTGAATCTTCAGTATTTTCAGAAGATGTTTCAACAGTAGTATCCTGTTTTGATTCTTCTTTGTTAGTATCTTCGGTTTTATATACTTCCAACCCAGTTCTCACTAAACTATCTTGACTTATCATTAAAATAACACCTTATTAGAGCAAGTTATTTATTTTTCTTTGTAATAGTTTTATTCTTATTTGTTTTAGTTTTAGATTTAGACTTATTCTTTGTTTTAGATTTTAAATCACTTTTCTTAGAATCAGTTTTCTTATTTTTATCTGAAGTTTTAGTTTTAGACTTGACTTTCTTAACCGCCGGAACAATGAACGATTCACCCGGAATTCTAGACATCACATCAGGAACTTCAACAAGCTTCATGTCCAAATCCATACGATTAGGAGACGCCTTAGGGAATGATCTTCGAATAGTGACCAAAGCATTGAAATTCCCCATATACGGAGAAATTACTGGTACCGGTTTACTCATCATCTCCTTGAAAATATTATCGTAAACATCTGGTCGACCCTCAGGATAATACACTGAAGTTGTAAAATTAAAACTTCTATGAACATATTTACCTTTAGTAACTCTTTCCGTACCTCCAATAATCGGAGTGAAATCTCTTTCCCGCCGGTTATACGGTTCATCACTTTCTATATTTTCAGCATAAAAAGGCATTTCCATTATTTTGATGTTTTCTGAAATCCCTTCAATAATATGACTATACATCCCCATATTATTTTATCCCCCTTGAACTTGGATATTAGTAATATTATCCATTGATTCTAATGCTAAAACCATAAGGCTACGTGCTTCTTTAGCAGTTTTATTTCTTGCATCTACTTGAACACATCCTGATTGGAAATTCATAATAATTGTTTTTGATTGATTTAAACCTTGAGCAGGATTAATATTAGAACCCATATTAGACAACGTATTAATAGCCTTAATTGGAGATAATAAACTTCCAATTGTATTCAGCATACCTGAAACATTCAAGCTAGGATTTCCAAAACTGGACACCATGTTCTTAGCAACATTGTACATGGTTGATGTTAATTGAGATCCTCCACGTTTTAAGAAATCATAAGAATATGCCATTTCTTGAGAAATTGTTCTTGCGATATCCCCAGGAGAACCAACATTAACCCCAGATTTAAATGCTGCTACAACATCTTTTGCACCATTTTCAGCGGCAGTTTTAGCTGCACTAATACCATTGTTAACCGCAGTAGTAACATAAGTCATTTCAGTTTCCATAGTTGAATGAAGATTTAATGTTGATGAAAATCCATTGTTAAGCATTGTAGCAATTGATGTTCCACCTGTTAATGCTGCACCACCTGCGCTATTTGTTGCAGTTGAAACGGCATTAACCACCGTACCAGATAATGGAGACAAACCTGTTTGAACTCCAGCAACAATTTGAGAACCAATATTCACTGAAACTGCATTAAATCCCCCCGCATTTGAAAGAGTGTTTTTAAGAGTTTGTAGTGCAGTATTAATACTGCCTAAAATGCCATTAACATCTTCTCCCAGAGCAGTACCACTGAGACTACTTAATTCAGTTGATATTGTTTTAACACTTCCAACAGCCGTTTTAATTGATTCAGGGTTAAAACCATCCATTGGGGGCAATTGTGTTAAATTTGTCATTACTTTTGAAACTTCCGTTACAGCAGTGGCAACCTTTTTAATGTTATTAATAGTTTCATCATTTGTTTCACCAATAGTCAATCCTTTAAGCGCATCTGAAGTAGTTTGAACATTACTCATCACAGTTTTAATTGATTCAGGGTTAAAACCATCCATTGGTGGAAGGCTAGTTAAACCACTAGCAACATTAGAAACTTCACTTAAAGTATCAGTTACTTTTTTAATTTTAGCAATTAAATCTTTATTAATCCCATCATCAATATTCAGACCAGATAATGCTGTTGCTGCTTGATTAATGTCAGTTACAATTTGACTTAATGTTGATTGAATATCCCCTCCGAATATTCCACCCAATAATCCACTAATATCAAAATTACTACTATCACGTATACCTCTTAAAGTTTCAAATGCTTCTGAAACAGATTTCAAAGTATCTGCAACTTTTTTAATTTTATCTCCCACTCCTTCTGGAATTTCGGTGATATTTGTAAAATTAGACAAAGCGACACTTGCTTTAGTAATATCTTCACGAACATCCGATAATGCTTGTTGGATATCAACTCCACCAAATAGATTGCCTAATGCATTATCCCAATTAACACTATCTCTCATACTAGTTAAAGCTTCAAATGCCTCACCAACACTAGCTAATGATTTACATACATTTTGAATATTTTTAGCAGTAGTTTCATCTAATGGAGTTAGAGAATTAAATTCCTGTAATTTTTGAGAAGCCTGCAATATATCATTTTTTGCCTGTTCAAGACCATCAGTAACACTTCCAAAGTGTAAAGCCCATGCAATAAAATTACTAAAACCAGTAGTAATATTCAAAGCAGTTAATGCCATCATCGCATCAGACACACTTTTCAAACTATTACTAATAGATTTAAGTTTTTCAGGAGTATCTGATGAAATAGACACACTACTTAATTCTTGAAGTTTACCATCAACTTGTTTCAAAGTATCCACAGCAATTGACAATGGCCCAGTCATGCCTAAAAATCCAGAGGTAATAACTGCTAAGCCAGTCATGACATTTGTAAATGTCACTGCACCCATTGCAACACCAACCCAACCTAAAGCCGTTGCCAATTGTTGAATACCTTCCGTCGCTTTAGTCAAATCAATATCATCAAAAGCCAATGCATCAATAGCCATCTGAATTAATTTCAAACAAGCAAGTGCTTCAACAGCCAATAAAGTAACAACGGGAATCATTACCGCAACAACAACAGCAATAGATAATAAAGGTACCAACATAGCAGTTGCTCCAGCAGAAATTGCACTTAAACCTCCCGAAGTTGCTTCCATACCTGCACCTGCAGCAGTAGCTTCAGGAGCTAATGCCCCCATACCTGCAGCATCTTCAACAATGTCTTCTATTACCTCAGCATCTTTTTTAAAATCTGAAGGGTCAACTTTTGTTGAACTGGATTTGAATTCTTTAAATAGTTTTTGACGATTTTCATCATATTTCTCAAAAGCATCCTTTTCAACATCAGATTTTTCCTTAAGGACATCTGCAATAGGAGTAAAATCTCCCACTACTTCTACATCTTTACTTAACCATTTGGAAACATCTGTAGTTTCACCTACAACTTTTGCAGCATCCATTGCATCATCTGCTTTTTCAGCTGCGGAAGTTAAATCATTAAACTTTTGCACAACTAAACTGACACCTTGTCCTGTTGCATCCCATGCACTTTTTAGGTCTCTCGCACCATTTGCTAATTGTGTGATTGTTGATGCTCCTTGACTTAACATATCAATTCCTTGAACAGTTACTAATATTCCTGCTGCAAGATTTCCACCAGTGGCAGAGTTTAAGTCTAAAAATCCTTGTTTGATATCTTTTAATTGAGGTAAAAATTCATTCCCTATTTTTTTACCGGCACTACTAAATGCTTTCCCAAGACGTGCATCTAAACCTTCATTAGTTTCCATTAATGCTTTGGTATCCCCAGTTAACTCTTGAACTGCTTTCATATATCCTTCAATATCATCTTCTTCTCCACTCCAACCAGCTTTTTGTAATGCATCAACTGTAATACCATATTGATCAAGACTTGCGCATGCTCCTTTTATACCTTTTGATAGATCCATCATTGCCTGTTCTGATAAATCCACACTTCCAGTTTGAGCAAGTACTTTAGCACCAAAACTTGCCATTGTTTCAGTTGCGTCATATATTTGATCATCTGTTGCACCCGTTGCTGTTTTGAATGCATTCATTGCAGGGATAAGATTCTGCATACTGACAAGACTTTCATTAGTTGTTTGGTCAACATGTTCTTTTAATTTTGTTGCAGCTTGTGACGTATTACTCATCATATCTAATAATACGTCGTTAGTTTCTGCTTTTGATGCAGTGCCAAATATTGATTCTGAAGCAGATTTTCCAGTAACACTAGACAACATATTGTCGAATGAATTACTGATATTCATCATTCCGTTGTTGATATTGTTTAATGATGATTGTGCTGCTGAACCTACACTTTGAAATACTTTTGAAGCATTATCCTGTGCAGTTATTGACAGCATTATGTCTTCCATAGTGGCCATTTGAAACCTCCAAAAAAAAAGATGAAATTTTATATTTAAAAATTAACCTGAGGATGAATTCTTTTGCTCGATTATTGTATCGTATTGCTTTTTTTCTGCTTTAACAATTCGAGCATATTTATGAATTAGTAACTGCATATCAGGAGTGAATTTTTTACGTATTACTTCACTCATCACACAACCGAGATGTTGTGATACTCTGAAGTAGACCTCCCCCATAAACGAATCAGCCATTAAGAAATAAGTCCTCGGTTTTAATTTCATTTAATTGTAATATTTCACGTACTTTATTATACAAATCAACTATAGTTTGTACTTCTATTCTTTTCCAGAATTTTAATTTTTGATTGTAAGTATTAAAATCAGCTTCGACGAATTCAACTTGTCTTGCAAGGAATTCTCTCATTGAATTTACTTTAGATTCCATGTTGAATTCTTTATCTTCATATTTTTTAAGCACATGTTCGGCTAATTTTTGTTCTTCTTTTGTGATTATTTTCTGTCCGCTCATTGCTTTATTCCACACAATTCTTTCACTTGTATCTAACTCTTTGAATAAATCTACATGTGCTTGCATTTCACTAATTGCTTGAGAGTCTGTTAATGGTTTGACCCTTAAGTTTAGAACTACTTCCTCACTAGAAGGTAATCTGTAAATCATTTCTAGTTTATAATTTTCTTGATTATCAATAAGTTTGAGTAACTCTTTTTCAGAGTTAATAATTCTTCTTGTTTTATTAACATTTTCTTCTACTTCTAAAGGATTTATTTTACTTAATGCACTTCTGTATTTAGCCAATAATTGTTTTAAATCTGCTAATTCATTTTCTGTTAATTCAGTATTTTCTCGGCATTTGGTGATTAGTTCTTTTTCATAATCATTTTCAAGAATGTCCAAAGGTATTTGTTTCGCCTCTTCTAAATACTGGGTAGTTAATAGGAAATCATCCATTATTTCCTGTTCTTCAATGTTCATTGGTTTAATATCTTTATCTACCATGGTTTCAGTTACTCCTTTAAAAAAAATATTGTAGAATAAAACAAAAAAAAATTAATGTTTTATTCTTTCATAACTAATGATTCGAATTTACAACCAAATGTTGTTTTTCCTTCAGTTTCTAAATCAAAATCAGTGATAACAGCATGTTTTAACACAGCCATTTCTTTATATTGGCCTTCATCAACAATATTGTATAATGGAATCAATAGTCCTAATGGATCATATTTTTGTTTATGCCATCTTTCTTTAACTTTTGGCCAATATTTGATTGGAATTTCACTAATTTCTCCAGAGTATTCCTCTTCTGAGAAATTCCATCCTACACCATGATGAGCATTTGACACGGTTTGACGTTCAGCTTTAATTTTACCGCTGACTTTAATAGATTTACCAGGGATAATGTCATCATTAAATCTTAAAAAACCTAAGTCATAGGTTTCAGTTACAAATTCTACTGTTTGATCAGTCATAAAAAATCACCTTCATTTTTATGCAGTTGCCTGTGGAGCTTGAATGTAATATTCAATATCCACATAGTAAATAGCATTAACTGCTTTTGCTTTACCTTTAATTTTAACCTTAAAAGGAGTAGTTCCTGCTTCAGAAACAGTAAATTCAGTTCCTTCTTGCATCCTTCTTAATTTAATTTCATCATCCACTATATCATCAACATCTGTTTGTAACATGTCAACAGCAAAACTGGTTTCATTATCTTTCAAGATGTCAGATGCTTTTCTGTGAATTCTCTCCATGAGATGATCTACATTTCTACGAATGTGAGGTAATTCATCATGGTGAGGATTGTTAACAATTGGTTTTGCAGAGCTAACTCCTGCACAGATTCTTGCGATTTCTCCTTCACTTACCATTTCTCGTCTGATGAAATTGATTCCTGCATTCTGTAAAATTTTTTCATCTGCTTCAGTTCTTTCAGTTACATCTTCTGGAGATACAGTTCTAAATTTGATGAACCCCGGTTCCACATAGTATGGAGTAACACAATATCTTGCACATATTTCAGGGAATTTTCCAGGTTCCATTGGAAGGATTCTAGAAGATTGAATTTTAACATTATTAGTTGATTTTGTTAATTCAATCATATCTGCATCAGTTGCACCTTCAACTGTGAAATATACTTGTCTTATGTTTCCTTTTTTAGCAGCATTTCTTGCACTAACATCAGCTGATGTGAGTATTCCCACTATATTTGCTATTTCCGCAGCAGTAATTGCTTCAGAAGCATCGGCTTTTTTAAATCCAATAATTATTTCAACTTTAGCATCATTTTTTGTTTTTGCTAATTCAAATGCATCTGCCCATGCATCACCATTGGTGAAAGGTAAGTTACCCATGTCAATGAAATAGAATTTTGGCAATCCTATATCTTCAACGCTTTTTGGTGCGCATTCTTCAAGGAAAGGTTTTAAAAATGCTAATGATTTATTTGTAGTTGGATCTGTTCCAATACCTTTATTTTGTGGGGTGGCGCATGCTTGTTCGTATCTTTCAAAAGTTTGAATTTTTAGATTGTCAGCGGATACGGTATTTCCAGTTTGTCCTATGATAACTGGAATATATGCTCCTTTCCCATTTACAGAGTTGTCTTCTAATTCAGTTATTTTTGTATATGGAGTTTCTTCAATTGTCAAAATTGATCACCCTAAAAAGTCTTTTAAAATTTTATCAAATTCAGCTTGAGTTAAAGTAGGTTCTATGTCGAAACGATTGTATTTTACTTTTTCAGTTTCATATTGGTTTATTAAACCTGCTTTACCTAAAGCACCAATTATTTTATGTTCTTCAAGTTCAGATTCTTGTACTAGTTCATAAAGAATCTTTTTGGAAGAGTTATTTTCTTTTTTAGTTTTTTCTTCTGATTTTTTTGTCATAATAATGCCTCATCAATTATAATTTCGTGTACTTCTTGACCTCCTAGGTCAAATGTTCTGAAGTAATCCATGTCTAGTTTTATTAAAGTGCGAAGTATTGGTTGAGTTATGTTTAGTTCATCCATGTCTTGGCGTCCACTTATTGTAAAAGTATTTTTGATGATTTTGTTTTTGATGAACCAACTCGTGTAATTGTAATCTTCTGGGTAAGGGCATTGGTTTTTTGCAGTTCTTCCATTTTTGGTATTTAATGTTGCACAAGTATCATCAATGAAATTACAATTTCCATGATTATAATTTGCACATGTAGTGTAATGATTGGCTAATGCTTGATTGATTCTGTATTCTACTTGATTTCGTATATGATCTCTTTCTTCTTCATTATTAGCCCATATATTAATCCACACTTCAACATTATTTCTAGTCACTATAATCTCATGTTTACAATGCTCCACCTGCCTACCCAATTGAACTTCAGCAGCCTGTTGAATAGTAATACACGGAGTTTCATCTTCAGAAGTTAATCTACGAACCAAACTAATAACCTCAACATCATTACATTTAACATTACCCTTTAGCAAATTCCAAACTGCTTTTTCCATAGGGTACACATAAATCACCCCTTTTTTATTGGATTATTCCTTCACTTTTCAAAACATCATACAAATTCCTTTGAACCAATTGCCTACTTTTAATTTGTTTTGCAGTACGTGTAACAAAAGGATTGGCTTTAGTACCCGGATGGTTAACTTTTTTTGCAAAATGCTTTTCACCACCCTCACCTTTCCAAACAAGCAAACCTTTAGAACTTCTAGGAGTTATTACATGAGGACTTGTGCCGTATTGATTATAATACCAATGTTTAACACCACATGTTAAACAAACTGTCCCCATATTCGGATGAGATGTTCCAATACTACGGCGTAAAGTTCCCTCTTTAATGGGAGCTTCTTTTATACAAATAGTTTCGCCTTCAACAATTGTTTTACCTAATGCTTTATCTGCATATTGCATCACATTGCCCTTAATGATTTTTTCAAAACGAGAACTAAATTTTACATCAATATTAATCCCCATTTATGACCCCTTCTTTGCGATGTTTTCTGAGAATGACTTTAGTATGTTCTAAGAAGTGATTCCATTTTTGAGGGGATCCCACTATTTCAAAAGTTCCTAAATCGGGAATTTTAATTAAGTCCGTGGATTCTATAGGAATGTCACTTGACAGATACATTTTGTACGTGTCTTGTTCTATTCTTCCGAATACCTGTTGACTTGATTCGGGGTTTAATGGTTGTAAGTCAACTTCAAAAGTTCCTTTGCAAACATATTCAAATTTTTTACCATATTCATCAACCTCCCCTGTTGGTTGGTAGGCATATAATTGAATAGTTGTGTTATTAAAGAATGTAGGAATCATTTTAAATCATTCTCATGTAAGTGTTGAATCGATTTTTTAAATCATCAAGATTTTTTTGTATTAAAGCACCTTTACCTATACTTGTATCCAAGTTAATTTGCACATCTCCTTCTTTAATGCTGGAAGCATTTTTAGTCCAACCGGAATCATTTTCATATTCTCTAATATCATTAACCAAAGGCTCAATATACAATGAATATTCATCTTTAGTTAAACCTGCAACATAATCTAATTTAAGAAAACCAGAATAATGTTGATTTAAATAAATTAAACCAGCTTTATTATCAATAGTATACTCAGTAATTTCAGCATTATCAATAGTTAAACTACAGACTTTAATAAAAGGAAATGTTTCTACAAATACAGTTTCACCGTCAAACTTTTCAAATTGACTACACTCTGTTGGTTTGACAGGAACTCCAATATACGTACTTATTTTCTTTTCAATTAAATCAGTAGGAGTTTCTTCAGTAATTTCAGTATCCATATAATTACCCACTCCAAAAAAATATTTTAGTTATCCATTATCCCTCTCCAGCAGGCTCTTGAGTTTCATCACCATTTGGAGTCTCATTAGGATCATCTCCCGCAGGGTCCTGATTATCATCAGCATTAGGAGTCTCATTAGGATCATCTCCCGCAGGTTCCTGATTATCATCAGCATTAGGAGTTACTGTAGTTGGATTAACAGAATTATCAACTGCAATAATCCAATCTTTTAAACCTGAAAGAGCAGGACATGAATCAAGTAATCTTAATTGATCATTTGTTAATGCCATAAAACATCACCGCATTTAAAAATAAAGAAAAAATGAGGAGATTTATTCCCCATTACCAATTCCAGTAATCATACCGTTTTTAAACTCACCATTCATTAACATAGTTAAGAATGCAGCAATAACATTCTTATAAGCAAGCTTATTAACTGGCAAGTCAGTGATTAAAGTTGGTGGCATTAACCTTCTTACTTCTAAAGTTTCAGAATCAAGAATAGCTAATTTGTTTCCTTGAGATACATCATAGTTAGATTCAACAAGGATAGGTATTTCATTACCATCCATGGATTCATAACTGGTTACTCTGTGACCAAGTCCAATATCGATTTTATCATTGTAACGTCTGTATGGGGCAACGATTTTTTTCATTTGTTTTGCAACACCATAGGACGCAACCATAACGTCCGGATTTCCTCCATCGTTATGAATGTCTTCCAACATGTCATCAATGACATCTTCAGTAATTGGTTGACCATTTAAATCTTCAGTATGAGTAGTAACATGTCTAGTTACACCTTTGAAATCTTTTTTAGCTGCTGTACCGAAACCTTCAATGATTGCAGCATCAGTTTTAGTGTTGACCTCAATGAACTTTTGGTCTTGTCTTCTTTTGAGAATATCAACATAATTATTACCCATTTGAGCCATCATACTGACTTCAATTGGTGCTGCAATTGTTTTCATTTTATCGGTGATTTCATCAATAGATTCAGCATTTGCATCTGGAAGATCACCTAACTCGTCAATCCATTGAGTATCATCTTCCCCAGGATTTTCTTTAAAGTAGCCTACAACTGCTGCTTTATTATCAAACACTTGACCTTTGGACTCTAAAAACCTAAGTAATGGAGCTCTTTCAAAAGTTTTAGTTTGTAATTTATCAGAATATGCAATTTGCATTGCATTTGGATAATTGGATGTTTGTTGGAATGTTTTTTGTAATTCCTGAATTTCAGCAGAATTAGTTGCCACTTTAGAAATAATTTCTTGCATAGTCATTTCTTCAGCCATATTTATTCACCTAAATTATTCAATACTGCACCCATTATTGGGTTAACAGTTCTTTGTCTTTTCATTAAGATTTTTGCGGTTTCTTCAGTAGAATAAGTTTTATTAATTTGATTTCCTTCTTTTTCTTTTTCTTTTTGTTTAAGAAGTTCTTCTTGTTTTTGTAAATCAAGATCAGAATTTGGGTTTCTACCATTATTCACATCTTTGAAAAATTGTTTTTTGAATTCAGCCATTTCAGATTGAATGCCTTTAGCAATTGCTTTACCAATTGTATCAGAATCCAATGACTTTTCCATACCTTCAGGATTTCCTCCATTACCACTTTCATTATTTTCAGGGTTGGAATTATCCTCTTCTTTTTTCATCTCTTCTTGAACAATATTTTTAATTTCAGGTTTAATTGATTCAGTAATTGCATCAACAAGACCTTGTTCTTTTTCAGCCCATAACTCATCAACGGCTGATTTAATTTTAGAATCTACCTCTTCAGGATTATTCTGTTGTTGTTTGTTTTCTTCAGACATATTTTTCTCCTCGTCTCTATTCTTTTTCAAATTTTTAGCCAACTGGTGACAAATACCATTAATACAAGTACCTTCAACTACTCCTTTCTGAGTAGTAACAGTGCCAAGAGTATCAAGATTGGCAGGCATCGCAGTTAGGCTGATTTCATCAAGATACACATCAGCTATATCCAAACCATTGCTCTTATTCAAAGTATATTCAGTAGCAGCACCACCAATACTATATCCAAGGTTCACCCCAATGTCCAACATTTCTTTAATGTCAGGGGCATATTTGGACAATACTGTTGCTCCGATATGAAGCTTATCGTTGTTGGAGTCATAAACTTTGTTAACTGCTCCAAGCAAACCGTTAAAAAGAAATGGTTTATGATCCCCATGAAGATTTTTTCCTAGAGCCAATATCTGTTTCTTCATGGATTCAATAGCTGAAGGTAGCATTTTATCGCCTTGCAAGTCTTTATTTATAGTGCTTGCAATTCCTTCTATGTCCAATGTTCCGTTCTCATTAAGCTTATAATCAGTAACATCAAAGTTGACGTTATTTTTAGTTATGGGAACGTATAATCGGAACCTATTATTCTTTTCAATTTTCATTTTTTATCGACTTCAAAAAATTTGTTTTTTATAAAATTATTAGGTGTGAGATGAGGAGTCTTTTAATCCTCTAAAAAAAAATTGTTTTTTAAAATCCCACATATTTGACAAAAAAAATAAATAATTAAATTTTTCTTATTATCCATCCACACAAAAAAAAGAGAGTCTAATTTTTTAGGTGGATGGAAAATAAAAGAAAAAAGGAGGTAATAAATGGTTTTTATTTTACCTTTATATTTTTTTGGTTAGTAGTTTAACCACAGTACTCCAGGTGGGAAAAGTTTTAAAGTAGCGAAATGACTATAACTTATAATGAGTTATATGGAATGGTTTTCCTAACCACATGCGCCATGTAGTCTTCAATCTGATTAATTCATTTTGTCCTGAATCATCGGTGACACGGGTTGTGGTTTCATATTTTAATGGTAGTAATTGTTTTAAAACAAATTTAATTGTAGATAACATACGCTAACACACTCCTAATGTTGATTAAAAAAAATGTAAAAATCATTTAAATACTTCAGAATAAAAATAATATAATTGTAAAATAAATTAAAGGAGGTGATGATTTATGGCAGAAGAACAGGACAAACCTGTCAAGAAACCAGTAACCTATGAACCTGTGCAAGAAGTAGAGGTTAGTGTTGAATGTGGAGACTCATCCCAAGAATCCATCGATTACGAACCAAAACAAGATGCTGCAGTATTCATAGAAAAAGGTGCAGATAAATCCAAGACAAATAAATGAAGAGAATAACCTCTTCATTTATCTTACTTTAATGATAACATTGATAATAAAAAAACAAGAACAAATAATATTGTAAGTAATCCTCCTTTTTTAAAATATTCAAATCCCACTTTTGCAGCATTAACTTTTCCAGAAATTACTTCCTTATTATATTTAATTGCACTGCCAAAAGAACCTATCAAATCACCAATAATATTATGCTCATGAACTTTCTTTTTAGCGGAATTGATTAAATATTCATGATTTGGAATAGATTTAAATGTTTTAAAAGTATATGCATCAATAAATATTTTCATTGAATAAACATAGTATCCTAATGAAACTAATGTTAAAACACTTAAAATAACATTCATTACAGGAAAATTACTTTTTGCAAAATTAGACAATAAAAATGTGAATAATGATCCTTGAATTGTTAACATGACCCCTAAAATTGCAATCATTTGACTATTCTTAGAATCCACTAAAGTATTCCTACGTTCATCTTCTTCATATGCATGAATCATCATGTCTAATATAAATTTATCCCTATTGAAAATGGAATCATCATCACTATTTAACTCTTTACGAGAATTTTCAATGAATTCATCGACTTTTTTCAAATTGTTAGTTTCATCAGACATAACGCTCCTCCTTAAAAAAAAGTCTATTAAAAAAGGCCACAAACACTAAATGTGCCGTGACCTCCATATATTCAATTGTATTAACATTAATTTTCAGCTAAATACTGATCAATAGGAACAACCTTTACAGTATCAAGATTATCATCACAAAACTCAATATATTCTATAAGATCTTTGAACTGAGGATAATCACGAACAAATTGAACATTTTCATCAGTATGAATATTAATGATATCTTCAGTTTCAGCTAGTCTCCTTCTTTTACGCCTAGCAGCATACATCTTTTGAAGAAGATCAGGACGATAATCTAAAAAGTGATTCCTTTCTTTTTTATAAATATCATTATTAGTGTAAATAGCAGACATAACCTCATCTGGGATAACATCATCTAAATTAACTAATTTTTCCATCATACCTTCAGGAAGATTAGTCATTAGTTCAGTGTTCATTCTTGTGAATTTTACGTATTGCATTATCAATCACATCAACGAATAATGTTTGAAAATATAGGAAAATCTTATATCGACCAAAACATGAGAATTTTCCTATATAAAAAAACAAACTAACCTTTGCCATATCACTAGTTAGTTATAATATTATTTATGGTTATGATACTAAATAAATATTATGTTATTCTCCAAACTTTCTTTCTAGGAGACAAATCTTCAACACGAGTCAAATCAATACCTGGAGCAAACAAAATCTCAAAATCTCGAGGAACTTTTGTTATCTCTTCAAGATATATGATTTTAGTGCCGGCGGGAATTAAAATATAATTTATCTCATCACCATATTTCTCAACATATTCATAAATAGAAGTTGAAGTAAAACCATCATCATGATATCTGTTAGGATCATCCCTACCCATGAATCGTTCATCTTCACGCCGACAAACAATAATATCTTCTTCAAGAGTTTTAGAATATTTTTCAAAAATATCTTCATAAATTTCTAATGCTTTTTTAAAAGTTAATTCTTGTTCTTCCTCTCCAAAAAGTTTTTTATAAGTTTTATCCCATAATTTTTCACAATCTTCATAATCCCATCGACCTCTTAAATGATTATTAATTGCACTGTCGGCATCATCAGTATACATCATTAAAAATTTTAAAGCCAAATCATCTAACTTATCAACATCGACTCCATATTTTTTTTGGAAATTATCTCTTCCCTCAGGAGTATTGCCCTGAAATTGATACTCTTTATCGTCATAACAATAAATCCAATTATGAATTTTATTATTAATTAAATCAACAACATGTGTATTTTCAACTGGTTTTTGTGGTATGTCTTGGTAATGTTCTATGTGCGCTATAACTGAACATCGGCAAGCAGGATGAAAAGGAACCAAATCACTAGCTTTATCTAAATCATAAACCCTTTCACCAACAATATTTTCATGAGTTTTCTCACCATTAAAAACATGAGCTGCTTCAAGACATATTGGGCATACATTGTCATCACCAGCAGTTAATATCTTAACTTTCTCCACACCATAGTTGGCGTAGGATTGTAATCGTCCGGTGGTCATTGATCGGGCGATTTCTGTTCTTGCAATTAGTGATGCTCTTTGGTAGGCTGATAATGTTTTACCTTCAATGGGTTTGAGGCCACTATCGGTTATGGCTCTTGCTACCTCATGTATGCTTTGGCCTTCTGCAATGCCTCGGAAAATATGATGCTTAATGCTGTCTCGTAAGTCATTGGAAACATTAGTTATTAACTCGAAGTTGTATTCTTGAGTGGCTTTCAATCCGTATTTGCAGGCATCGTTGAAAACGGGTAATCTATTGATATCTTTATACCCATGACTCAAACCTTTTCGGAAGACTTTCTCGATTATCCTATCAGCACTTAAACTGGTGTCTCGGATAATGTCATCGAGGTCTTGATCAATTGCTTGGAAGTATTCTTCACGATTCTGTATTTCTTCATAGAATAACTTTTTGGCTTCAGATGAATCCAACCAATTAATATAATGACTAATAATCTTATCGAATAATCTTGTTAAGTCATTATAATATTGTAATTCATCATGAGCTAATCGTGTAGGGTCTAAGAAATCATTTAAATTAAAAGCTTTTGCAAGTAAATTATTAGTTCTGATTCTAGTGGGAGAAACCATTAGTATTCCTCACGTAAACGTTCAAGGAGTAATGCTTTTTGATAAAGTTTAACTTCATTATTCTGACCAGATTCAAGGTTTTGTTGTTGATTTCCAATTGGAATAACATCTCCAGTATTCTCTGGATCATTACTAACTCCAAACATACCATAATTCATTGGAGTATTACCCCATGGGACAGTATCCAAACCATAATCAGTACGGATTTCGTTAATGTATTTAATTCCATTTTTAACTTGTAAATCTTCAATTTGAGCGCGAGTCAATTTGTTTTCCAAGTCCATGTGATTATATTCAAATATTTCTTTAAATCCGGAACGACCTAATGCTTTGTTGAATGCATTTTCAATAGTGATGCAATCTCCAGATAATGTTTTATTAAAACTTTTTTCCTGACCTTCACTAGTGCCCGAACCTAAATGAGCTGTTTCAATGATGCCTATGACTGCAGGTGGAACTTGGAAACCAACTAATGTCCTATCCCGTGAATATTCCATTAGCTTTAAGAAATCCATATCTTTATTATTATTCCCAGTAGATTGGTAGTTAGCCCCTTTTAAGAAAAGTAATCCTTTATTATTTTTTTCTTCTTTTAATCTTTTATAATTCGCAGAAATACTTGCATTACCAATATTTGGATCAAAACTAACAATACCTTTAGGGTCAATACCTTTGTTATCGAATATTTCTCGGTTATGTTTCATACCAGAGAATTCTAATGCAATACTTAAACCTATACTGTCAATTTCACTTACGCCCCATAAATGATTTTTAACTTCAATACGAGGTTCATAAATATGAATGATTTCATCATTTTCATATCGTTTATCAGTATTGCGTATACCCCATTGACTAGTATCATTATCCCAAATAATCAGTTCAGTGGGAACATATTTAAACCCAATAGGAATATTACCAAATCTTTCATCATAATTAATTTCAATGAAACAATCACCGGTTAATTTCCAGGACTTCCATATTTGATTATTCAAGGTTGCGAAAGTATCACCATTACTCTTACCTTGAGGATCATTGAACAAGTGAGTTAAATAGTTGCTTGTTGCATAATCAACAAACTCATTATTTTTATCAGTTACACTGAAACCATTGATTAATGAGTATTTGATGTATGCATGAATACATGATTTAACATAAACATTATTGTAAGCATCGTAATATACCTGTAAATCTCCAATGTGTTTATTTGCTGAATTAAAACTCCAACCCCACCCATTCATGAATTCATAGTATAAGGAGTTATTGTTATTTATCTGCCTCAAACCTGGGAGATTACTTATACTTTTACGAATATTGTTAAAAAATCCCATGTTATAATCAACCTCTCATTTCCATTTTTTTTAATTATTTTTATACTTCAATTACTTCAAAATCAACAGCACCAAAATCAGTTATTAACCTATTCCATGCATAACCCAAGGCATCTAATTCATCAGGAGATTTCATTTTCCTCATTTCATCGGGATGCGGACTAACATACATAAATTGGTCAAACAATCCATTTTTCCTTTCAAGTATGTCTTTTAGATGCTTACTAAATTTTAATTTACTTTTAATAATCGCCTTTGCAATCGGTCTTGCACGAGTATACTTCGATTTGATAGATGAAACACCCTGAATATCAACATCATACTCATTAATCAAATCACTCAATACATCTTCAGTCCAATATCTTAATGCATATACACTATCCCCACCAGGCTCCTCTTCAAAATCAACACAAATTAAATTATTTTTAATTATTTGTGTTTCAATAATATTATAAATGCTATCTTCAGGATAAGCTGAACCATCCACTATTAAATCATTTAGAACAGTTAAACCATTATCCAATTTTATGAGGTTGATTGCGACCGTATTGTCTCTTCCGGTTCCGGCTGTATCCACACCCATAGTGCAGAACAGCACCTCTCTTTCAACATAATCATCCACATCAATATAAGCATCAGTTAATTGATCAAGATTAATTAAATCTCCTGCAGATGGACGGTAATACCAGTTACCATACATTTGATACTGCTGGTCAATGTAATCTAAATTACTTAAAGATTTTTCATAAGTATCATTATCAATATAAGGATTATCCTTATACCCCATTTCAATATAAGGCAAATCTCCATCAATATATTTCTCTACAAGATAATCAGTTGATTCCCCACCGGGATTGCTCGCATTACCAAAACGAAGCGGTATCCAGTCATCAACTTTTTTACGTAAACTCCTGTATAAAAATTTTAATACAGATTCAGGCAACTCTGAAGCTTCATCATTCAGGATGGTATGGTAAGATTCACCTTTAACATCTTGTTTATGTGATTCATCATTAAACGCTTTGAAATGTATTTCAGCACCACTGGGAAATATGATCCTGATTAAACCAGATTCTCTTGATTTAACCCCCGGTATACTTTTCAACATGTCAAAAACACTACCGGTACCAACAAGTTCACGGTAATTTTTACGGGTCACAAGGCAACGGTATTGTGGAAACTCAACAAATTGCAAAGCTAATGCTGCTAATAATTTTGTTTTACCCCCTCCGCCGGGGCCTCCAGTTAAAAATTCGTTGATTCCTTCCTGTTCATGGCAACTGGTTAATGCAACAAAAGATTGTTTATCATATAACTCAAAATCAATAAATGGATTGTCAAGAATAGTTAATTCATAATTAAGATAATCCCATTCATTGAATTCAGTCATAAGTCATCTCTTTCATTTTTTCTTTAAGTTCCTTTAATTTCGCTGCTTTCATTTCAGCAGTTTGATGGGTTACTTTTGCATTAACTTTTCCATCGATTTCGGCATTGAGATTAACATCAGCTTTAACTGTTTTAGTATCTTCACCTTGAAGTGCAAGTAATGTATCAACATTAGCTTTATTAGCTTTATTTGCGGATTCAGATTTATTAGATGTGAATTTTCCTTCAAGTTTTTCTTTTTTAACAATAGATTTATTCACCCTATTCAAGTAAAGGGTAGTTTCAGTTAATTCTGTTAATGCTTTTGCAACTATCAATTGAACATCTTCTGTGTTGTCCTGAAAAATCTCCTTTCTAAAAGAAGTTCTTATTTCTTTCCAAGTGTATTTTTCATTAGCACTGCAATTCATTCCCGCAGACCATTGTTCAAATTGAATTTTAGAAGGAGCTTTACCTTTTTTTAGGTCATACGCATCAAATTTGAAATCATCATGATAATATTTATGGAGTATGTTGTCATATTCGCTTTGTGTTTGCTTGGGTTTTGCTTTGTGTAATTTTTTAAAAACATAGTCTACAAAATATGAAAACTCAGATAGGTTTCCAGGGAAAATGAAAAATTGTTCGAGGTAAGTTCTTTCTCTACTTACTTCCCCCTCCTGGTGTCCATGTATTGGTTGTGACCATGTTTTTATTACCATTTTAATCAGGTTTTATTTTCTAAGTTTTTCATTGCTTCTAAGATTTTTTCTTCTGCAATTTCAATAGCTCTTTCATCAATGTGTTTGTTGATGATGTCAAGTTCTTCTTTTTTACGTTGGTCTTTCCATTGGTCAATTAAAACAACTATGAGTATTGCTAGGAGTATCATTATTGCTCCTACTATTATGGATATTTCATGCCATCCCTTGAATAATGGGTGGTCTGTTATGCCTGTGAATAGGAATAATACTCCTGTGGCTATTAAGCTGCTTGATATTGTAGTTTTTAGAAATCCTGTCACCCAGACTGTCCTCCGATAAGGTATTTTTTCAGTTAATGTTTTAGATGGCATCTTCCTCATCTTCAGTTTCTGGTTGTTTGTTTATTGTAATGTTTGCATCTTTACTGAGGTATCCTACGAGTCCTGATACGATTGCTAATGCTATTTGTTCGTAGTTGTTTAACATTGCACAGATTGCACCTATTATGAGGCCGGTTATTAGGATTGTTTTGTTGTCGAATTCCATTTTATTTTTCACCTTTATTTTTATTTTGTTAGTTTGAACAGTTTTTTAAATAGTTTATTAAACAGTATTTTTCAAAATACGGTGTTTTATTTTTTTGTATTATACAAAATTATAATGATTTGTTTATTTTATTGAACATTAATAATA